GAAGTTGAGACTCCAGGACCACTGATGTATCGTCGTCCAGGATCTGAGGAACATGAGAACCTTGTAGACTTTCTGAATGACACCTATATACAGTTACAGGAGGTTCGTGCAGTTGTAGAGATGACTGCGAGGGACTCTAAGGTTCATCTAGTTCACAAGTTATGCCAGCACTAGCAATTCCAACTACAATGGATACTGTTAGCACTAATGCTACTTGCACGTTTGCTGCAGCGCCACTGAAGGGGACTCCAGTGAAGGCAGGGATCTTTATGGACAAGAAACCTACACCATTCTTTGCAGAGGGGACACCTGTTACTCCAGTGCCTGGTGTTCCCATTGCGACACCCCCAGGATGTATTGATCCTACAGGTGGTGCGAGGATTATCAAGACTCTGATTAACAAGTCGATCTACATTCAAAAGTTAAAACCAGCATTACAGGGAGACGAAGCATTTATTGCAGGATCACCCAGACCACTGACTGCACCCTTTGCACCGTCATCAGTCCAATTTCAGACAGGTGCAGGTGCCGCTGGAGGTGCTGCAGGGGCAGCGTAAGTATGCTATAATGTCTGAGTCGTTCAAATATGATTCATGGCAAAGCGTCCTTCACTGACTGGTGGCACTTTTATCGAAGCAACTCCCAAAAAGACTCGACAGGGTTCTGGGAAGCACACGAAGTATGCTGCCACTAGCAGAAACAATAAGAAGAAGATGTATCGTGGACAAGGTAAGTAAAGTTAGAGAATGGATTAGAGAACTAACTAAGCAGCGTGGGGAACTGGGTGGTCATTCCATCTGTCCCTACGCTTTTTCTGCGTCTGTTCATATTGAGGAGCGTGCCTTGCGGCGTGTGACTCTGAGTTCATTACCAGATGCGGACGTGATAGTCTACATTTTGGAGGACGACATCTCTGAATGCGCTCTGATGCAGCGGGTCGCGGAGATTAATATGAGTCAAGGAGTGTGGTATGCGCTAGATGACCACATGGATGACGCAACATACATCAATGGAGTGCAAAGTAACTTTGGTAAAGGAAACTTGCTACTCATTCAAAAGCGTGATAAATTAGAGAGGGCAAGGGAAACCTTGCACCAGACTGATTACTATAAGTATTGGTCACCCACCATGTATAGGAGAATAGTCAATGGACAAACGAGTAGACAAAGGCAAGGAGTTTGAAGCGTCTGGTATGACATTGATTACAGAAGTCCAAAGTGATTATTGGTTGAAGAAGCACCAGAAGCAGAAGAAGGAAGTGAAGTATACAGAGAGACTAGATGATTGATAGGGTGCTAAATAGATAAGATACACTCTACTATTCGTGTGGCAAAGTTCGAGACCTTTAAGGATTTGAATGTAACGTTCAAACCACATCCTGTAACAGGTGACTTAATTGTCAAGAAGGATGATGCTGCAATTAAACAAGCAGTTGTCAATTTGCTGCTTACAACAAAAGGCGAGAGACCATTCCAACCAGATCTGGGGTCTAATCTTCGCAATTTGCTATTTGAGAACCTAGATGTAGCGACTGCTGCTGAAATTGGTGATGATATTCGTCAGACTCTAGATCAGTTTGAACCAAGAATTACGGTCACTGGTCTAGAGGTTGATGCGAATTTTGATGACAATGGGTTTGATGTTGCTTTAGAATTTGAAATTATTGGTAGAGAAGACTTTCCTGTCGCCATAGAATTCTTCCTAGAGAGAACTCGATAATGCCATACGTTCAACTATCAAACCTAGACTTTGCAGATATCAAGACTGCGCTCAAGGAATACTTGAGATCGCAGGGGGAGTTTACTGATTTTGATTTTGAAGGTTCTGTATGGTCGAACCTTCTTGACGTATTGGCATATAATACGTATTACACGGCGTTCAACACTAATATGGTGGTGAACGAGACATTCCTTGATTCGGCAACGCTCAGGGACAATGTGGTGGCGCTGGCGAAGCAATTGGGTTACACTCCCAAGTCAGCAACATCACCAAAGGCAACTTTGTCTTTTAGAGTAGAATTTCCAAACACTGCACCCAATGAAATCGTTCTGAAGGGAGGAACAGGTTTCAACTCTACATTTGATGGTGCTGTATACAACTTTGTAGTGGTTGAGGACATCAAGGTTCCTGTTGTAAATTCTATTGGAACTTTTGATAGTATTGATATCTACGAAGGAAACTTCATCACTGACACCTATACGGTCAATGCAGCGCGATCAAACCGTTTTGTGATCAAGAACCCCAACGCAGACATTTCGTCGCTTAGAGTCCGTATTTTCCCATCTGCACAGAGCACTGTAGGTGAGGTTTTTGCAAGAGCAGAAAGTATCCTAGACATTACGAGCGAGTCAAACGTTTATTACGTTGAAGAGACCGAAGATGAGCAGTATGAGGTTTTCTTTGGTGATGGTGTCCTAGGTAGACAACTAGAGTCTGGTAACCAAGTAGAAATTACATATCTGTCAACAAATGGTCCTGATGCTAATGGCGCAAGAGCATTCACCTTCAACGGCATCATAGAGACCCCTGCAGGCGATTCTAACCTAAACTATAATATTGACTACTCTGCTGCTACAGACCTCGTAGCGGCGGCGGTAGGTGGCGCAGAGATCGAATCTGTTGCTAAGATCAAGTTTAATGCTCCTAAGTTCTATGGAACGCAGAACAGAGCAGTCACAGCACAAGACTATGCAGCAATTGTAAGAGAGATCTATCCTGCTATTGCTGACATCATTACATTTGGCGGTGAAGAGGATGATCCCCCTGAGTATGGTAAAGTCAAAATCGTCGTCAAACCATCTACTGCACGTAAATTAAGTTCTGCGACTAAGAAAGAAATTAGAGACAAACTGAAACCATACATGGTGGCATCAGTCACCCCTGATGTCATTGATGCTTCTATTCTCTATGTCGAACTGACATCTAACATCTACTATTCTAAAGCAAAGACTAATCAGACTAGAGATGAGATTAAGTCCAAAGTGATTGGTGGTCTAGAGACATATATTGAAACTTCCGACACTGAGAAATTCAACGGCAAGTTTAGATTCTCTAAGTTTGTTGGTGTTATTGATGATGCTGATCGTAGTATCAACAGTAATCTCACTACCGTTAGGATGAGAAAGGATTTCTATCCCCAGATCAATAGCAAGTTCTTCTATGAACTATGTTTCCAGAATGCTTTTGATAACACTTGTGACGAGGATGTAATTGTCCAGTCAACAGGGTTCAAAGTAAGTGAGTATCCTCTCTACACAGTCTATCTCGAAGATCGCGCTGGCAAAATCGTCCTATATAGAATAGACTCTATCTCAGGTGACAAAATCGTTCTAAACGACTCTGTTGGAACGGTTGACTATACGAAGGGAGAGATCAAACTTTATGATTTGACTGTTATTGAAGGTAGTTTCTTTGACAATCGAATTGAAGTTAGAACTATCCCACTAAGCAATGATATTAGTGCATCGAGAGAAGTATATCTCGATGTTGATATTCCAAAGAGTTCATTCACGATTTACACAGAGTAAGCTTAAATGGCAGAGACTAGGAGAATATCTACTCTAATTGAGAGTCAACTACCTGAGTTCATTTCTTCTGACTACGAAAATTTTTCTAAGGTTGTAGAAAAATATTACGAGCAGTTAGAACTTAGAGGTCAACCTCTCGACGTGATTCAGAATATCACGAAATATCGTGATATCGATTTTTATGAGAAGAGTCTTCTAGCACAAGGCACAGACCTAGCAGTATCAGTATCTGCGAGTGATACTACCATTGAATTGGTTGATGGATCATCTTTCCCTGTGGAAAACGGTTACATCAAGATTAATGATGAGATTTTGTTTTACAAAGAAAGAAGTGGAAACACTTTGAGTGATGTCTCTCGTGGCGTCAGTGGTAATACAAAACTAGGCGACCTTTATGAAGCAAGTAACTTTGTAACAACTCTTGCTGTAGGTCACAATTCAGGTTCTAGAGTTCAGAACATTAGCAACTTGTTTCTGTATGCTATTGTTAGGAACTTTGAGTCTGATTTCCTTGCATCGTTCCCAGAAAAGTATCTGAACGAGAAGGTAGACAAGAGAACTCTAATTAAGAATATTTCTAGTTTCTATCGTGCAAAAGGCACTGATAGGTCAATTAAGTTTATTTTCAATACTCTGGTAGGTAATGACACACCAGAGGTTGTAAAACCAAAAGAATTTACTGTTAAAGCATCTACATCTGATTGGATCACTTCTTACTCATTGAAAGTAAAAGTCCTATCAGGTAATGCAACTGATCTCATCGGACAAGAAATTATTCAAGGTGTAGATCCATTTGATCCTAAGGCAGGTTATGCATCTGCTATTGTAGACAATGTATTTGGTGCTGGTGTTGTTGATGGCGAGCAACTATATGAAATTGCTCTGGATACGTCTTCAATCAACAATACATTTAAGATT